CGGCAGCCATAGAGGTTGCCCCCGAAGACGTGGCCGAAGGTCAGGTTGCAGGCCAGACCGCCGAGGCAGAAGCCCCCGAAGTTTCGGAGGAAACAGCCGAGGATAAGAAAAGTCGTTCGCAGGAACGGCGTGAACGCCGAAAGGCGCATGAACAACGGCTATTAGCCGAAGTTGAGACCGCGCGGAAAGAAACGGAAGCGCTTAAAAAGCAGCTTGACCGCAAGGCCGCGTTGAAGGGCGAAGCCCCCAAGGAATCTGATTTTGACGATGTGATCCAATATTCGGCAGCCCTAGGCGCACACAAAGCGACGGAAGCGGTAGCCAATCGGGATCAGGCGGAAATCTCAGGCGAAATCAAAGAGCGTGACGACCGGATTGCCGAAATTGAGGCGCAAAGGCTTCAAGAGCGGCAAGCGGATTTCCAAGACCAAGTGCAAGACGCGCGCAGCCGATATGCGGACCTTGATGCGGTGATGGCCGTAGCGGCGAATGCAAATATCGTTTCGCCCGATCTTGCCGCGATGGTTTTGGAAGGAGAGTCGCCCGTTGACGTAGCGTATCACCTTGGCAAAAACCCGGCGCTTGCCCGCTCGCTTTCGCAAATGCCCCCGCTACAGGCGGCGCGTGAACTAGGCCGCATAGAAGCTGGCCTATCACGCCCGCAACCACGCACAGCAACCAATGCCCCAGACCCCATTACCCCGGTTCGCGCAGGCGGATCGGCGGGGAAAGGCCCTGCCAAGATGACCGCCGATGAGTATCGGGCGTGGCGGCAGGCGGGCGGCAAACCATAAGGACTTAGCACCATGCCTAACAACTTTTTGACCCCCTCTTCGTTCGCGCAAGAGGGCCTGATGATCTTGGAAAACGAGTTGATCCTCGGCAACAAGGTCCGCACTGATTTGTCCGACGAATACACGATGGTAGGCGATACGATCAACGTCCGCCGCCCGACCGCGTTCTTGGGCCAGTCTGACAACATCAACCTGACTGGCGTCCGTGAAGACGTGACGCAGGGCAAAACCACCATTTCGATGAACAAGACCCTTTCGGTCGGTGTTGATCTTGGTGCGATTGACAAAACCCTGTCGTTTGATCGTGTCGCCGAGGACATCATCAAGCCCGTGATGGTTCGGTTCAAGGACTACATCGAGCAGCAAATTGCGCTGACCTATGCCGATTTCTACTGGTTCGATGGCACCCCCGGCACCGTCCCCGCCACCTTCCTTTCGCTGGCAAATGCGGGCGCAATCATGACCGATGCGGCTATTCCCGGCTCGGATCGTTTTGCGGTTCACAGCCCCAACGCAGGTGCAATCTTGGCTGACGGCCTCAAGGGCGTGTTTGTTCAGGGCACCGCCAAGACCGCGTTTGAAAAGGCGCAAGTCGGCTTCTATGGTGGCTTTGACAACATGCAGTCGGTTCATACCCCGCTGCATACCGTTGGCGTTGCAACCGGCACCCCGCTGGTGAACGGCGGCGCGCAGAACGTGACCTATCTTGCCGCCAAGGATTCTTGGTCGCAATCGTTGATCACCGATGGCTGGACCAACTCCACGGCGGGCATTCTGAAGCGTGGCGACATCTTTACCATCGCTGGCGTGTTTGCCGTCAACCCCAACACCAAGGCCTCGACAGGGCGCTTGCAGACGTTCACCGTTCTTGCAGACGCGGCTTCGGGCGCAACGACCGGGCCCTCCACCCTGACTATCTCGCCGCCGATCATCACGACTGGGGCTTACCAGACCGTGACCGCAGCACCCGCCGATAACGCGGCTATCGTGGTCAAGACTGGCACTGGTGGTCAGGGCTATCGTCAATCGCTGTTGCTCCACCCGGACGCAATCGCGCTTGTCACCCGCCCGCTCAATATTGCCCAAGGCGCTGGCCTGAAAACGGCAAACAAGATGGGGAACAAGGTTTCGATCTCGTGCACAGAATACGTCAATGGCGACACGCTGGCTCATACCATGCGTTTTGACATGCTGTTCGGCGTCAAGACCCTTGACCCGCGCCTTGGCCTACGCCTGACCAACTAAACAACAGGGCGGGGCTTCGGCCCCGCCTTGCCTTTCCCGGGGGTGTGCCATGCTGGTTCGCAATATCGTTTACGGCGCGCTGCGCAAAATCGGCGTGGTTGCCATTGATAGCGATGCGACCGCAGATGAGGCCGCGACGGCGCTGGAAGCCCTGAACGACATGATGCACGCATGGAAGCTTGATTCCATTGACGTTCTGCACACAGATTTAACGCTGGAAAGCGTGTTTCCTCTCGCCCCAGAGTTTCAAGAGGGCACCAAGTTTTTGCTGGCTTCACGGATTTCTCACGATTTCATGGCCCCGGCGACATTCGATCCAGACGAGTTCTTGCGCAAAATTCAAGCGGCTTATTGCGTGATCGAGCCAATGGTTCTTGACCCGATCCTTACCAACTTCGGGCGGCGGTCTTATGCCGGATATTGAATTCGTAGGCCAATCGGCGCGCGATAGCGGTAATCCTTCCGCAAGCACGTCACGGCTGATCAACCTCTATCGTGAGCCTGTTGTGGCGGGCGCGCTAACGCAGCACGTTTTGCGCAATGCGCCGGGGGCCACGCAGATCACTGAACTAGGCGCGGCATCGGTTCGGGCTATGGCGGCGGTGAACGGCAGTTTCTACGCTGTTTGCGATGGGGCTGTTTCCAAGATCACCCCGGCAAACGTGGTGACAAGCATTGGCTCGGTGGATGATGGGCCAGAGGTGTCGATTGCAGGCAATAACGGGGCCGTGGCGGTGGTGTCTGGGGGTAAATACTACCTGCACCAAGGCAACAGCCTGACACAGCCTGTAAGCGGCGCGTTTGATGCGTTTGGGTCGGTGGAATACCTTGGCGGCTACACCATGCTTTCGCAGCTTGGCGGGCGGATGATCCAATGGTCGGCGCTGGCACAGCCTGAAAGCCTTCCCGGCCTGAACTTCGCGACGGCAGAGGCCAAGGACGATCTGATCACCCGGCTGATGGTCGTGAATGATGTTCTCTGGATATTCAAGCCTGGCGCAATTGAGTTGTGGGTGGGAACGGGCCTTGCGAGCGCGCAGGCGTTTCAGGCCATGACAGGCGGGGTGCATGACGTTGGGTTGCTGGCTTTTGACCTGATGGCAAAGCTGCCCAATAGCGCGGCGTTTGTCGGGTCTGATGGTGTGGTTTATGTGACCTCTGGCACGGGTATGCAGCCTATTTCCACGCCGCCCTTGCACGTTGCAATCAAGACCAAGGGGCCGGAACGGTTGTTCTATTTCGAGGAAATGGGGCACAAGTTCATTGCGATCACGTTCACCAGCGCCCCAGCTTGGGTTTACGACATTGCGACTGGTGAATGGGCAGAGCGGGCCAATGGGCATGAGTTGACGCGCTGGAATACCGTGGCGGCGGCAAGCATCGGGTCCAAGACCATTGTCGGGACCAGAACGGGCAAGATTGGCGAGGTGACGGGCCGTCCCGTTGATTTTGGCGAGGTGCTTATTCGTAAGGCCGTATCCAAGACGCTGCGCATGGAAAAGCCATTGCGGGTCAAGTCGATTGAATTTCGCGGCGACTATGGCAGCGAAGCGACCGAGGCGCTTATTGGGCTGCGATTGTCGCATGACGGCGTGACGTTCGGCGATGAAAAGACGCGCAGCATGGGGGCTTTGGGCCAATACGACAAGCGCGCGATATTCCGGGCTTGCGGCATGTTTCGCAACCTGACGGCGGAAATCACCGTCAGCGCAGACGTTGATATGCCGATCTGGGCCACAGCGACCTTGGAAGCCGTATGACTGAGGTCGTTAGCCTACTCGTCAAATACATCACACCGGATGGGCGGCTAACACGGGAAGGCTTTGCGCTGTTTACATCGCTAGCCCGGACCATTTCGGGCGGCGCGGTAAGTTGGGGCGATATTGACGGCGCGATCGGCGATCAAACGGACCTGCAAACGGCGCTGAATGGCAAATCACCCGCAAGCCACAACCATTCTTACCCCACGCTTGACGACCTGCCCACGCTAGGCACGGCGGCGGCGGCTGATGTGGGTGACTTCGCAAGCGCGGCGCAGGGGGCTTTGGCGGGAACGGCGTTGCAGCCCGATGATATGGGCTTGTCTGGGGTCGCAACTATCACGGTTCCGGGTTGGCGCAGGCTGCACGTTGAAACCATTGCGGCCCCCGGCATCACGGCGCTTGACCGCATCACTGCAAGCCTTGGCGCTATGGGGCCGACCGATCCAAACACAGCGGAATTGCTGGAAATCGCGGCGCTTTCGGCTGTTGCCGGGGCGGATACCATCACCTTCACAGCGGCCTTTGCCGTTCCCGCAAGCGGGCCGATCCCGCTCAATTGGAGTGCGTTCTAATGGCTGGCCTTACCCTTTCAGATGGCGTCACACTGATGCACCCGCGCGAGGCCTTGACGGCGACTGGCAACCTTGGCGCGCTGAACGCCGAGGTCATCACCTCTT